TCGCAACCGTTTCAAGCGGATGTTCTACGGCAATCGTGTTTCCAGGGGTTTTGGTCTGTTCAAAATAAGCTGCCTGCTCGGCTGCCGTCTGACCCGTTCCATGCGCGGCACGGACTTCGGTCCCATCCGGCGTACGTTCGGTCACGGCTACCGGCTGCTCACCGGTGGCAACACGATTGTTGATGTCATCTTTATTGTAGGGACCGAGGTTCAGCAGATCACCGATTCGACCTTCCGCCGCTTTCTGATGGACTTCTTCCTCTGATGTCAGCTTCGGGTTGATATGGAATACACCGCGATCCGTCTTTACTTCCTGCATGCCATCTGGAAGAGGTAGAGGAGTCGTTTCGTTCGGGAAATACTGGGCTGGGCGGAGTCCGTCCTGCAACTGCTTTTGCTGGTGCAAGAGAGTCGCATTGGGCTCGCTGACGGTTTGTTGTTCGTCACCACCTGTTGCGGTTGGTTCTTTCGGCTTGTTCAGACCGGAAAGGGACGGCCCATTTGGGACGGCAGGCGGCACGTCGGGAGGAAGCTCGTCCCCCGTCTCTTGCGCCAAAGCCCCTTCGAGCTGTTGATCCCCCTGCCGCTGGACTGCTGCCGCTTGATCGACTGGTGTATTGGCCGGTTCTGTGGCGGCCGCGTTCAGGCTGTTCGCATGGGCTGCTGCAAGGTCTTCAGTTTTGTGCAATCCATTTGCAACCGGCTGCTGGTCCGGACCAAAAACCTGGAATCCACCGGTGACAGTCGGTTCAACATAGTGACCGGTCGTGGCAGGTGGCGGGACTTCCTTGTTGGGGGTCCCTTCTGTTGCCGCTTTTTGAGGCAACACCTTGGCGACACCATGATGAATGGCCGCCTGAACGCCGCCGGTAAGACCCATGACAGCAGCATTCAGCGCCAGATCCTGGGCATCGGGGGCCTTTCCGGTATCGACCTCGCTTTGGGCAATGTCTTGGGCCGCGCCCATGGCCGGGCCGGTTCCAAAGGTATGGAACACCAGATTTTTCAGATAGGCTTTTGCCGCTTCGTCGGCAGAGATTTTTCCGGTCGCATCTGCCGCGCCTTTAAATGCCTTCATGCCAGGAACGATATTCATCAGTGCGCCCGTGGCCGCAGCGATCCCAGAGTCCTTCCATGCCTTGTTATAGGCCGTTTCAGCGTCATCCCCGTTCTTGAGGTTCCTCCGATACGCTTCAGGCAATTCCTGCATAGCCGAAACACCGGCCCATGCCGCCGTACCAGCGGCCGCGCCGAGAGGGTCTTCTGGTCCGCCGAACGGGGCGGAGGCAAGTGCTGCTGCACCCATGCCGGGAGCAACGCCGCCGAGGCCAGCGCCGATCTTTGCCGCCCAGCCAGCGCCATGGTGCCACCAGTTAGGATCGGCCATCAACTTATCGACAGAGTCCGGCTCACCCTCTGGGGCGTCATTCTCAGGATGCAGGGCGTCACCGACAGCCGTCGTCTTCAGACTCTTGGCCGATCCGATAACGCCCTTGGCAAATCCTTTGAGGCCAGATTCGAGGATTCCCGGCTGATCATCACTGCCTGGATTCTGCGATTTCTGCGGGGCATCCCAGGAAGGATTCCATGCCCCATTTGCTTTAGCTTTAGCGACAAAGTCGGATTTACTCATATCATCAGGCACGTTGTTAACAACAGTACCGTCCGGCATTGTGACATCCATGTCTATTTCCAATCGCTGAAGCTGATGGTCTTTGTCGGTTGGTTTGTACCAGACGGAGTTGAAACTGGCGAGGACGATGCGGTCAATTCAGCGACTCTGTTCTTTTTCCACGCGAGTCTATCAGCTCCTTTTAAAGCTTTTCCATCGGGGCTAACCGCGAGACCGGAATCAATTTCCTTCTGAGCGGCCGTGTTCGCCTGAGCAAGCGTCATGCCTGGAGCTGGCTGCTTATGCCCTTGGAGAATGGCGGCTCTCTGGAGATATTCATCGTCTGATTTCATTGGCTTTCCTGAGTTCTGATCGGCTGCCTTCAGGTAGTTCGCCGTCGTAATCAGGGCTGTTGTTGCATCTTTGCCTCCACTTTTATCCAAGCTGGTATCGTATCCTTGAGCTCGCACTGTCTGAGACGTTCCATCTGGATGAACTACCAAGGCGAGACCTTGCCCAACATTGACGATCTGAGGTTTGTTCATTTCGGCGGCGTTCTTCTTCGCCGTTTCGATTTGTGTTGCCTTTTCGATATCGATCCGCTGCTGCTGTTGGGCTGCGGTCGTATTATCGATATCTGTTTTTTGGTTGGCTTCAGCCACGCGCAACGCGGTTTGGTTCTTCTTATCCGTCGCGTCGTTCGCATCCTTGGCCTGCTGGGCATAGGCCGCCATCTGGTTATTGTACGCACCCAGTCCGGAGACAGCCCCCTGGCCAATTGCAGCAGGTAGGCTTCCGCCATGGGTGTTGGCCATCGCGGCGGCGGCTGACAGCAACCCGCTCCACAAAGGATCGTTTGATCCATACTTGTCGTACATGTCCTTAGCGTTAACGGTGTGGTTGTCGGGTGTATAGTCAAGCGGATGGATCGGCGGCGGCGTTGACGTCGATGTGGTCGGAGATGACTCCACCTTTACCTTGTCGGCATCGACAGCGTTCACTTTTGCCACTTCTTGCGGCGAAGCTTTCTTAAGTCCAGAGACATCTTTCTTGGCCGTAGCCGAAGCTGGGCCATTCGCCAACGTCAAATGAGTCGGGTCAACCTTTTGGCCGAGCCCAGGTTGAGGTGCTGGGGCCGGTTGTGAATCTGCTTTAGGCGCAGGAGCAGTCGATGCAGGCACTGGGGCTGTTTGCGCCAATGCCTTCTGGCTCGGAGTCGGTGAAGATTCTGGTGATGCACCAGGAACGCCATAAATGCGCCCCAATGAATCCTTCAGGAAATGCCCAATACGATCGATGGCCGGATCTTGCATCTTATATACCCCGCGCGCCCGGTCTTCAGCCATGGGGTCATATTCCGCCGACGTTTGCTGCGGCGCTCCAAGACCAGATTTAGCAGGAGGGGATGGCGGCTGCACAGGGGGATTAGCCATCGCCTTGCTCGCAGTGCTCTCCGGTTCGTCAGTCCCGATCTTCGGAAGGCCGAGAGCATCCCATACCGTTTGATTTGGATTTACCGGGGCTGACGGCTTCGGCGTCAAGGGCGCTTTGGCGTCTTGTTCAGCTTGAGCTTCCTTCGCAGAACCTAGGGCAATTCCAGTTGCAATAGCCTTTTCCTTGTTGACACGAGGGTCAACAAGAGCGGCTTTGGCGGCTTTTTCTGTGGAATCAACAGTCGGACGGGATAACCCGGCGGCCATATCGGCGGTTGCTGGCACAAATGGCTGCGGCGACGGTTGAACAGTCTGATCCTGTTGCCCATTAGCGACCAGATCGCTCGTCGGCAAAGTTCCAAGATCAGCTACGGCGTCACTCGACGGAAGCTTTGTCAGTCCACCCGGAGCGAATCCAGCGCGGCCACCAGTGCGGAGCTGCTGCGCTTGCGGCCCCATGGCTGCGGCAAGGCCGGGCTGAACTGGTTGCGGGGCCTGCTGTGGCCTCATTTTCTGCATCAGAATAGCTTGCTGGATCATTGCCCCTTGCGCCGACCCGGCGGGAACGCGCTGGGCCATCTGCAAAAGCTGGTTCAGCGGCATCTGCTTATACTGGTCCATGTAATTTTGGACCATCGGAGAGTCGCCGTCTTTGACTCCGGCATTCTGAAGACCTGCCGTTACCTGTTGTTCTGGAGTCGGTTCGGCATTGGTCGAGCCTCCGGTATCACGGTTCTTACGGATTTTCTCATAGGGCGTAACAGCGCCTCCGGTAGAAAGCTTTCCGCCAGGAGACGAGGATTGCGACGTGTCCGCCTGAAGCCCAGGGTTGCCCTTCTGGTAATTCGATCCGTTGAGCCAACCAATCGGATTTCCGTTTTGATAGACGAGCGGGTTCGCGTTACCGCTTGTTCCATTCAATTCGGCGCGAAAAATATCAGCCTGCGAAATCTGACCGACAGTAGACCCATCAGGAGCACCAAAAGGCGTTGCATTCATCGGCTGTTGCGGAATGGCATTTTGCCCTTTGCCAACCAATGTTGTTGTCGGGGCGCTGTAGGCGTACTGGCTAACGCCATTGTGGATCGATGCTGGGGTCAGCACACCATACGATGTCGAGTAATACGGAAGAGTTCCCGTGTTCGGTGCTGCATAATTCTGCATCATAGACGAATTCAAATTCGCCCTAGACGGAGCCGCATACCCATACAGGTTCTGCCCTTGAGGTCCATATCCACCAGTCTCAAGCTGCGGAATGGCGATTCCGCGTTGGTTCACCAGAGAGCCAGAGAGCCACGGTGACGCGCCAACTGCTGGGGCTTGATACCCCATATAGCCTTGCGGCATTTGGTATCCCCGCTGAGATTGCGGCATTCCCCAACCGCCGAATCCCATGCTGGGATGGTATCCGCTATATTGCTGCTGCACTGGAGCATGCGTCTGAACGCCTTGTGCCTGTCCGGCATTCCACCCCTGGCTGACGCCTGCGTTGCTTCCGCCATTGGCGAGTCCGACCCGGCCGCCTTCTTTATAGGTCTGGCTCACGCCAGGAATGGCGGGGAGAGTGCTCGGCCCCGTAAATCCATTGGACATGTTCGCCGGGGCTGCATTTTGGGAAACTCCCTGGGCCGGTTGATCCGGGCTCGTAAACTGAGACTGCCCCGGTGCCCCCATGGGAGAGCCATACCCAGGGGCGACACCATCGCCAGTGTTTTGCCCAGTCAGACTCGCTGTGCTGCCGCTCCACGGTGTTCCCGGAGTCGGCTTGCCGTCGCCAGTATTTTTCTGGCTTCCGATCGCCTTCCCAAGTGAGCTGGCCATTTCAACTGCCTGCTTGATGGGGTCTTGATGCGTAGGTGCCGGTGGGGCAGGAATCCCGACCCCGTGGCCACCGACGTGGGGGGCATAGGCGCTTTTCCCAACGATGGTGAACGGGTTGCTGTTGTTCGGAATGAACGGCGAGATTGCATCCGTTCCACCTTGTGGCACTCCGTCCTCGGTCGTTCCCTGCGTTGTCGGCAATCCACCACCAGCCAGCCCAATCCGGCCGCCATCCTTCGCAAAAATAAGGGGGATGAACTCACCCAACCCTTCGCTTACAGTTCCAGCACCACCAGCCATGGATGACGCTGCTGTTCCGGCTTCAGCCGCAGTCCCGGCTGTTTCTGCGGCAGTTCCAGCCGCTTCGGCAGCGGTTCCAACGCCACTCGCTGACCCGCCGAAGCTACCAATGTTGGTGAACCCAGATGATAGCTGTCCAACGCCTTCGCCGATATTGGCCCCACCCAAACCAGCAGTGCTTCCAGTCCATGCAGATCCAGCACCGACGGCGTTCCCGGCAGCGTCAAGTCCGAGCTGGTTCGAGATTGCCCCTTGATAGATTGAATTGGCCAAACCATACGCATTTCTAATGGACCCGATATCACCGGCAGCCTTTTGGAGCTGGACTCCTGCACTTGGACCAGGACCGGTACTCGTGGACATGCTTGTCCCGTATTGCTTCATATTGCCGAGCCCGGTCATGCCAGCCATCATTGTGCCGCCACCAGCCAGCCCGACTCGACCACCATCAGCCAGGAATCCAGACGTGTCGCCGTTTCCGGTGCCAGGGATGCCGCTCGCCGCCATCCCGCCAAACCCATGGTATTCTTTAATCCCGCCACCTTTTGCAAGGCCGATATTGCTCAATCCCTGGCCGATCGATGATCCTGCGCTATTCAATAGCCCGCCAGCACTCGATCCGTTATCATAGAGCCAGCCACCGTTACCAAAGCCGCCAGTGGCTCCGGCAATGCCGCCTAGACCGATCGCTGACGCGCCGATCGTCGCACCAAGAGATGCTCCCGGCTGCGACGTCGTCGATGTCCCGCCAGATCCAGCCCCCATCGACTCGGCGATGTTGGAATTCCAGCCGATCTGTTGATAGGGGAATGCCTGGGCCTGCTCGAAGTTCTGATATGGGACGTTGAGTTGTTCCTGGCTCAGTTGCTGCTGCTGTGCCCCGGCCGCAGTCTGGGCTCCGGCCTGAGTGGAGAGCCCATTCGCGGCGGCGCTGCCAAGCCCAGAGAGTCCGGCGGCGGCGTTCGACGCCAGCCAATCACCCGTCGTCTGGGCGTTGACGTTGACGTTCTGCTGGTTATTGAACTCGTTCAGGGCTTGGCCATAGCCGGTATTGTAGAGTCCGGCAATCGTCGGGGCCTGCGATACCTGCTGCTGTCCGGCCAGTGCCGCCCGAGCGATCGCTTCGCGGTCCCCACCAAAGGCTCCTTGCTGAATCGTGCTTCCGAGCAATTGTTGATCTTGCTGGGCGTTCTGATTTGCGAACTGCTGACCGGTCGCATTCACCACGCTCTGGGTGTACGGACTCATATACTGGCCGACCTGATACCCACTGAACTGGGGTACATTGATCTGGTTGCCGACGTCGCCATAAAGCTGGGCAGCCGCGTTGATATAGGGGTTTTGGACGCCCTGATCTTGCTGTGTGGTCTGATACCCCTGCATTTGCTGCGGGGTGAACCCGGCGATCGTCGCTCCGGCATACTGATTCAGCGGAGCAGACGCTTGGGCCTGGGCCTGATTATTAATCGATTGGTATGCGTTAAGGACCGCTGTCGGCGGAGCCGATTGAGATACCGTGTTTGTGCCGCCACCGCTGCCGCCGCCTTTTCCCATTTTAGTCCCTATCGATCATAAAGGATGCGCCGATCTTCCGGCCCTTTGTCGCCCACAGACGCTCCTTGGCCTCAAGACGGCGGTTACTGATTACAGAGCATTCCAGGTCATATTCCTGACCGGTTAGCCGCTCCATGTCCTCACGGTGCCACTTGGCAAAATTGAACAGATCATCGGCATAGCCCTTCGACCGGTATTCCGGGAGGACAATCATCCAGACCTCTGACAGAAACCAGACGTCCGAATACCAAAACTGGGATGCAACGATGCCAACGCTGGCCACCATCTTGGGGCCTTCATAGATGACTCCGGCAATCCCCTTCTCGCCACGGCAGGTCGCATTGATATGCTCCCACACCTTGCGGTGAGAGCGGCCATAGCCCATGTCGTTGGAGTCGTGGAGACCGTTCCACAAGAGGTCAAACAAAGCGGGTTCGTCCAGCTTCGTAGCGATGCGGACGTTGTCAGGCTTCGGAGTCTTGAAGTGGTAGTCGGTGCCGTTAAGCATCAAATCCCGCCCAGCGTTTAAGTTCGGTCACGAGCTTCGTAAAGGAACCGGCGAAATATAAAGCCCAACGGCACGTCGGGAAGTCACTGCGGATACTAAGCGGTTTGTCTTTGCAGTTCAAGGATCGGATTGAACACGAAGATTTTGCCACCCTCGGGCATCTGACGCTCGTAGAGCTTGGCCTTATTCGCCGTCGTCTGATTGACGATGGTGGTCAGCACCAGGGGGACACCCAGGCACAGGGCGATCTTCTTTGACCAGATGATCAGGTCCTTGGCATGTTCAGACCGGCGGTTATCGGGGTGGACGAACAGCCACCGGTCAAACAGATACTGGTCGATGGAGTCGAAGGGGCGATCGACAAAAAGGCCGACGGTGGCCTCGATGCGGGTCTTCCCACGGATCACGCCGATACGGGCCATGTTCTTCGTGACCGCGCCACGAACCACTGATTCGTGAGCGCGTTCTTCACTGAAACGACCCAGGCCATCTTCCCCATGCTTCATACGCAGGAGGTCGATGACCTCGGCGCAGTCGCTGGCGTCGGCGACGTCAACCACTGCGGCCATAATTAAGCCACCGCTTCGGGGGCGGCCTCTTCGACGGGGGCTGCCTCGACGACCGGTTCGGGAGTCGGCTCCGGAGTCGGCTCGGGAGCCGGGGCGGGGGATTCGACAGGGGCCGGGTTGGCGGCGGCCAGGGCCTTTTCCAGCAGATTGCCGCGCACGATGGCCAAACCTTCGACGAACATCGGGGGCAACAGGGGATTGGTCAGGTCAAAAATAGCGTCAAAGGCTTCAATTTCGGGCGTCGTCGCCATGATAGTCTCCTATTTTACAGGTCCGGGAAGTTTTGAAATTGTCTTGATGTCCATCTTTCGGCGGGCAACAACGAAAGCATCCAAGACCTTATGCCCACGATCCAGATACTTCTGGAAATCTTCCGGCTTGTTCGGGTCGCCAGCACCGGCACGCGGGCTGTAGGCGACCTCTTCCGGGGTCAGTACGAACTCACCACCAGCGATGACACACGGAACGCCGCTGCCTTCGCCACCCTGCGCATAGTGATGGCGCACCATCGGGTTTGATGCTGCGCCTGGGATCGTATTCTGTCGCTGGGTGTGGTTTATCGGGACGCCGTGCGGCCCGGTAGAAAACATTTGCCGGACAACTTTTGCCCCAGCCATGGTATTGCCCTCGCCCATGCCTGAGACGATGTCGGCGGGGAGGACGTATGATCCATGGGGAAGAGTCGTGTTGTGGCGATCCGTCCGGCCCGGGACTGTGGAATTCACCAATCCGAAGATGGCTGGCTCGGCGGTCATGGGGGCCAGTGTCGATCCACCGGCGGCACGCTTCTTCCGACTCTGGTCAGCTTCGCGCATGGCGGCGGCGATCGACTGATCCCTGGGATGACCTGCATTGATCATCTCACGGATATTATCGCTTTTGACCTTGTTCGATGTTCCAGGTTTAAGTGGCATGACGTCCCCTTCGGACTCTCAATAAAACACAAAACGCAGAGTCGTGCAATTACGGCGGTGACAGCGGGCTCGGCAGGTCTGTCGTATTGTTGACCCCACGGAATATCTTCCGCATCTCCTCGGAGCTGGTCCCTGCCTTGAGCGTCTGGTAATTGTTCTCCCAGGACATCGCCATCTTGGGGTCATCGGCTTGCGCACCCCAATCTCGTTGGTGCCCGGTCATAAAGACCATGGCGGCCGCCAGATATAATTCCGGCATGTTTATGGAGATGAAATTCGTCGGGTTGGTCAGGGACAACTGAATGAAGCGCTGGGATCCGGTCAGTTCATAGCCATAGGCCATATCCGGGGCCTGCCCGACCAAGATATCGGTTTGCCCAACCAGGGTCCAATATGTCGGGACTCCGGTCCCGATTTCACTGGGCCATGCCGCGTCAAGAAACTCGCGAGTGACAAACGTCATCGGGGGTTGGCGGGCACCAGACACCACGGCGCAAAGCTGCTGCGGAACAATGAACGTCCCCTGGGTGGCGGGGTTCAGCGTCAGAGTCCGGGTGTTGGCCGTCATCGTCCCCGTCTTCGAGACGGTCGTATCGACAAAGTCGATGTCGCGCTGGATACGATTCTCGGTGTACTCGATGCACCGTGGCAAGATGGCGTTGAAGTTCGCATCCGGAGTCGGAGTCGCGGTGGCTGGCAAAAACGCCGGGTCTGACGTCGAGCAGATCGCCAGCTCGACAACGAGGGCTGTGACGAGGTCGGAATACTGCATCATTCATCCTCAATGTAAGTCGGCGGGATCGACGCCTGAATTCTGGTAATCCCCACATTATCTGAGCTGTACTGCTCGATACGCGGGTTCTGGATCGGCACGGGATCTGGAGGTGTGATCTTCGGGCGGTTCTGCTCTTGCGGCCGGTCCTTACACTTCCTGCACACCAGGATGCGCAGATTAGTAAGCTGTGGGCCGCGCCAGTCGAACTCCCAGGATAGATCGCAATGATTATGCAGAAACCCACAGCGGTCACAGATCGCAAACGCCGATGGCGATCGCGCATTAACCCGTGCTTTTCCGTGCGGTCTCCAGGCCATCACATCACCTAAAATATGAGTTCAGCATCGGAGTCACATACATCGGGGCTCCCTCTGTATCCTGCTGGGATGCAAACGACCAAGATTGTTCAGCCAATTTGATCTGGAGGTCAATGGTGTTCGGGGCCTTGGGCGGGAATTTCACCGCCAGCTTGGCGGCCATGCCCTGGGCAAAGGCTTCAAGGAAGCGCCACGGCACATCGAGGCCGACACCGCCCGGAGTCGTGATATCGTTGGTCTGGACGAGGCACCACATATGCAGGACGTAAGGTCCGTTGGAGTCCGGGGCGTACCAGAGATTGACCACCGGCGTAATCTGGCGATTGAACCAGATGCTGGTCGGGAACCCCTGGTCCGTCTTATTCGGGATTGCCGAATACTCAGACCGGGAAATCGGGTTGATGACCTTGTCCAGCGGGCTGACAGCAACGCTCTGACTCTGGATCTGGGCAAGGCCGGAATTCTCGGCGACAGTGGCTGATGCTCCGGCCTGGGCCGCAACGATAGTGAAATTGTTGATGTCGATGACGCTGGCCACGTTGTAGGCCCCGGACAGCGGCACGCCGCCGACGGAGGTTGCGACACCGATGGCAAAGGTCTGCCCGGCGACAAGGCCGTGGTTGGCGAAGTTCACATTGATCGTCGTCGATCCATAGCTCGACGTGAAGACCGGAACAGCGCCGCCGCCAGATACAGACGTCGATGCCGCATAGACCGACGTGATGATGAAGGTGTTGATGTCGATGACGGCCAGGACCTGATAGGTCCCATAGATCGTCAGGCCGCCGATCGATATCGGAGTCACAAACGAAATCCAGCTCGACGGCACGAGACCGTGATTTGGCCACACCACCGTGACATTGGTGAAGCCCGCCGACGTGGTCAGCGATACCGGAATGTTTGCGGTGTTGGTGAGCTGGTACTGCCGGATGAAATAATCGAGGATCCCGACCGTGGTGGAGGGCAGCGTATAAGACGAGACGCCCTGTTGCAGCGGGACCGTGACCTCTTCCATCTTCCAGAGGTTCGGGCCGTTGCGGACCTCCCACTCGGCCAACATGAGATTGGCCGACATCTTTGCCTGCCACATATGATCGGCGGTGATTTCAGATGGGCGGATTTGGATGCGCGAGAACACATCCAGAAGGATATCCGAGAACGCTGGTGAGAAAGTCGTTGTGCCAGATGGAGAGGCCATCCCGCCCTCCTATTGGTTACGCCCAGCTTGCAGGCTATCCAGACGAACTGTTCCTTGGCCGGAAGTGACGGTCAAGCGATAAGCGGCCACCGGCTGCGCGAACGTACCATCCTTCGTTGCCGATTGCGCCGACAAGGCAGTCAGGGCAAAGACCGTCGGAGTCGTCAGAGTCGAAGGCAGATTGTTCGGGTCGTTATAGGTATATTCGACCGACCATGTCGCCGTGCCGCTGACGTTCACGCCTGCCACAGCGATCTGCTGTGGGGTGATGAGCAGGCTGGGGACGATCCAGGGAGTCGAGCCGACGTTGTTGGTGCCGACCGTCATATTGGTCGTCCAGGCTCCAGCCACGGTCACGACAGTAACGGTCGCAAAATCATTGGCAGTGTAGATGGATCCCGGAGCGCCAAGGGGCACAGTCACGGTTTCCACCAAGGAGTTGCCATAGCGATCGGTTCCAGTGATCTTCACCGTCCGGTTCGAGGCTTCATTGCCATAGGTGATCAGAATGCGGCGCGGGGCATCGGCAGTGTATTTGCCGCTGACGATGGTCAGGTTCCCAGCACCGGCAGGGGTGTTCGAGGCGACGATCCCGGCAGCGACACCAGCCGCCAAAACGATGGAAACGCTTGCAGGGATCATCTTCTACTCCTCACCGATGTCCGGATATTTGGCGTGAACCTTGGCCCGGACCTTGGCCTTTTCTTCTGGAGAGCCGTGCTGGCTGACTCTGGCGAGCGCGTTGCGAGCATGGCTCTTATTCTCTATCGGGTAGCGCCTACCTGGGAGAGCGAACTCTTTTCCAGGTAGGGCATTCCGTTCGGAGGATGTCAGACGCCCGCCTGACGCCCTGCCTCTTCAGCCTTCTTCTTCGTCCAGACGATCGCCATCGACGTCCTTACGGCCTTCGGCCGGGGTGATCTTGGCAGCCGTGGACAAGGGAGTCAGGTTGGCACCGATGGCACCGCCGCGCTTGCGGCCGGGGCGATCGAAGCGGGGGCGATTATGTTCACCCTCGGCCTTGCCTTCTTCCTTTTTCTTTTTCTTCTTCATGGCGTCCAGACCGCCGCCATGGGCGCGTTCTTCAGCGCCTTCTTCGGCAGCGCCACCTTCGGCACGTTCGCAGTGACCGCCGCGCTTGCGTTCGGCCTTTTCTTCCGCTTCGTGTTCGACGTTGGAGCCCTGGGCATTGTAAGCCTTGCCGGGCTTGTCGTGGGCAACCACACCTTCTTTTGCTTTAGCCATTTGTCAGTCCTCGCTTAGAAATTGGAATATTGCGCCGTGCCGAACATATACTGAGGTGCGGCGGGGGTGCAATTGATCAAGTTGCTCAAGGGGACCGTCATCATCAGAGCGATGCGCTTGGTTCCATCGAGGTTCGCGCCGCCAGAGATGGGCGAACCGCCACCGGCAGACCCTACTTGGATCGTTCCGCGAACGTCAGCCGAAGTGGCCGTGGACGCGCCGGAGGTCGGTTGGTAAGCCTGGGTCCATCCCGTCTGAGCAGTCGTGAACGTGCCGTTGTAGAAGTTGTTGGAATATTCCCACTTGTCGATGCGCAGAGCGTACCCGATGACGTCGCCGACGCCCAGCGAGACGTTGTGCGATCCGTCGGCATTCGTCAGAGTCGCCGAGTAGATGTACTTGAAAGCCTTCTTCCCATACACCGTCTGGGCCGAGCCGGACGTGGTGAAGGAGATGGTTTCGGTCATCTTGTAGCCATAGACGTCATAGCCGTTGATAACCACCGAGTTGGTGATGGCATTCGCTGCGGCATAGACGGCGATGTTACGGGCGATGCCTTCGGTCGGATTGAACAGACCGGCGACTCCGCCGTTCCAGTAGGGATTCACCGCGTTGGCCGAAGATCCAGCCGGGTATGGGCCACTGTAGTTGGTCGATCCGATGGGGGCGCGGGTCACGGCACCGATAGCGGCGGTCGCCAGGGTGATCGTGGTGGACGTCGGAATCGCGGTGACTTGAGTCACCAGCGGCAAGGTCGTCGCCGAATTACCGGCACCGGCGATGCAGATCCACTGGCCGACATAGAACAGCGAGGAGTCGGCCACCGTGACGGTGGTGCTCGAAGCAGTGGTCGTGCCGTAGGTGAAGCCGAAGTCCAGCGCCAGGACGTTGATGGGGGTTCCTACCGTCCCAGTATAGCTGGTCGGATAGGCTTTGGGGATCAGCGGGACAATACCGTGGGCGGCCGAACCAGATGCGGAGCAACTGGGCTGGGTCGAAATCAAGGTAAAGGCACCACCGGCCGAGGAAATCGCCTGGGCCGCAGCCACAGTGCCGGTATTCGATCCGCTGGCCGAGCTCACCGACGGGATAGCATCGACCATCACGATGTAGGGCGAACTGACAAAGCAGGGGATGCGGGCGGTTTGCAGGCCGTCCTTATTGGCAGGAAACACACGCACATCGGGGATGGCGTCACCCTGGTAGGAAATGGACGGTCCGTCAGTGGGTTGGATCTGGGCATTGGTCTGAACCACGCCGTTGATGACAACCAGATTGGCGTCTGTCAGAGCCCCTAGCGAGATTGCCGGGCCGCGTTCAATAGTCTCAGCCATGTGAGGCTCCTTCTAATTACGAGTACCACCTGGGCCACCCCGAAGGGCAGCCCAGATAATCGCCTTACGAGGTCGGAAAACTACCGTAGATGGCGCGCGGATTATACGCGCCAAACGAGTAGCGTTCATAACCCTTCACCAGCAGGTTGTCCGTCGTAAACTCGACTTGCATATCGGTTTCAAAGGGCATCCGCTCCATGTAGGCCAGACCCTTGACGTTGGTCAGCAGGAACCAAGCGTAGGGAGAGGTCAGGAAGTCGTTGACCATGTAACCTTCAGTCAAGCCGCCAGCAGTGGCGCGGATCGCATTGACGTCATTATCGGCAGTGCCGGGACGCAATTCGGTCTGCAACAGACGGATGGCAATCGGTTCCAATTCCGGGGGCACAATCAGCTTGCGGCCACGGGCATAGAACTTCAGACCAGCCTGATCGACGAAGTTGCGACGGATCGAGATCATCGCCGACAGCAGAGTCGATTCATTCAGGTCAACAGCCACTGAGGGGGTGTTGGCGTAGGTCGAACCATCAACCTGGTGGTTGGGGGCGCACAGGGCCACGCCGTCACCGCCCACCGCCTGATTATAGACGTTGGCAGTGTTCAGGACGTTGGCACCGTAGATTTCCTTGGTCTGATTGAAGGATTCCATCAGGCCCAGGTTCGACGGTTGGAACTGCGTCTTGTACAGGTTGTCATCGATGGCCTTGCGGGTAATCGCATACCCCAAGGCGATTTCGATGTGTTCCTGGTTGTAGGTGAACCGCACACCGGCTTGGTTGTCGAATGCGGTGGCAGCACCTTCATTCTTCAACTGAGCGTAACCCAGGTAGCGGGCTTCGCTGGTGCGTTCCAACGCCATATCCGACTTCATGTGGTCGAAGATTTTGTCGTACTGACGTCCGATTTGTTTATATTTGCCAGTCACTTCCCGGAGGCCGGGATAGAGCAGATTGGCGATTGCGGATAAGGAAACGGGCATCGTTCAATCTCCTCTATTAAATGCCAGTGATCGGAGCACGGAGCTCATGGTTATTCGGCGTCACCAGCACAAAGTTGTACTTTGTCGTCGGATCATAACCATTGCCGATCGCGCCAGCGGCAGTTCCGGGGGTCCCGCCAGACGTTTGCACGTTGGGGATATCGTACACACGGAAGGGGTAGGTCGAGGTGGTGCCGACGTTGGATTCGTCAACAACATACCCGGAGATACCGCTCAGAGTGTTTCCGGAGCCGACAGACACGCTGATCTGCACGTTGTTGCCAATGGCCGAGATGCCGATGGCGGAACCCGACAGGCCACCGGTCTGGGCCAGGAACACGACGTTCGGATCGTCGATGATATAAGCTTCAACGTCCAGGCCAGTGACAGTGTCACCACCGGGGAAGTACGGCGACCACACGACCTTCTGCTGGGCGGAAGAGAAGTATTTGCAACCCTGGAAGACACCGGCGATCGGGGTCGTCGTCGCGGACGTCCACGAGGCAGCGGCGGCCGAGGTAATGTATCCGGTCGAGAGAGTAAGGACGATGTCGCCCTTATAGAATTTGTTGGTGTTATTGTAGGCGATCTTGCGAACGGACATATTGCCGCTCCAGGAAGCCCCATCAACACGTTTCGTCGGAATGAATCCGAAAGGCGCGAGAATGTTTGCCATAGCTGACCTTCTGGGTCTACCGTGGCCGCCACAGGCTCTGCGCGACGTAGGTTGGATTAGCGGTACGGGCCTCGTCCGCTTAATGACCCAAACGCTCCAGCATGGGCGTCCAGATCGGGCGATTGTCCATAGGCTCTACGGACATATTTCGTTGCAAATTAACTAAGGCTCGCCGTTCTGGCAAGCCTTTTGTTATTTTGGCGCTATTCGTCGGCGATTTCTGCCATCGACGTTCCTTCAAGAGAGACTTGCTGGAAGTCAGAATTAACGCGGGCGGCTGCCCGGCGGAAGTGTCCCTTCGGTGCGTCAGTGACATTGGCACCAACAGAACGGACTTGGCTGATGGCCAGATCGTAATCTTCCTGGCGGGCTTCTTCAGACAGGTACATCGGCCGTTCCATCAGGCGCATACCGTCCTTCTCGACCACCAGACCGCTGTGGCGATCCTGGGGGACTTCGGTCCAGTGGTTGTCCTTCAGGTTGTTGACGTGATCGGGGTCGGGCTGGCCATAGCAGGACATCCGAACCCATTGATAATCACGACCGGCGGGGATGATCCGGGGATCGACATAGAACTTGTCCTCCGACCGTTTGCGATTACGGGCCAGACGAGTGCCCTCGGTCCGGTTGGTGGAGTCGCGGACCGGCTCACGGGCCGGTTCACGAACGGAGGACTGGATACGGGCGTTGGTCGGGCGACCGGCGCGAGTGGGTTGGTCGTTCATTTAAGTCTCCTAGAACTTCTTCAGCTTGCCTTCTTTTTCGAGGGCAATGAGGTTGCGGGCATATGCCTGTTCGGGATTGGGATGGTCATGGAACAGAGTCCGGGCCATCTCACGCTGCTCACGAGACAGGACGATGGTCTGCGACGACGTCCGCTGTCCAGGAGAAGACGGGACCGAGCGCGACACCGGGGCGGCCGGGGCGGCCGGAGTCCGGGGAGGGGCGGCCGGAGTCCGGGCCGGAGGCACTTCATCAGCCTGACTCTGGCGAGTCGGCTCGTCATCACCTGCAACGCCGACCAGCTTCTCGACTTCGCGGAAATATTCAGGCGTGTCAGCCCGGATACCCTTGGCCACAACAAAGCTATGGGCCGCCGTCACCTGTTGACGGAAGCCCACATCGGAGAAGAACTGGTTGTGATCGCGCATCCATGCCGCCGATGCCGGTGACGATTCACGCAGAACCCGATCGGCCTCGGCGCTGTTCCAGGGGCGGCTCCAGTCGATTGGCTGGTCTTGGCGAGTCGGGGGCGGCTGATCCTTCTGGCGCTCTTTTGCTTGCTCGATATTGTACTTTCCGTTCTCCATGGTTTGGAGTCGGGTTGTTTCCCGCGCAATGTCGAGCTGGAGCTTGCTGACCGTGTCGTAATTCCCGGCCTCCAAGGCGGCGGTATGGGCCGCTTGCAGGGAGTCCAGGCGATCGACCGCAGCCTGAATGGCAGTGAGCAGGCTGTTGTATTCGTGCTCGCTGGCCACCGTCCGATACTGGCTGGCTTCGCGCTCGGCGCTTTCGCGGCGATGGCGCTCGTCTTCGGCTCGGCGGGAGGCTTCCTCGGCAACGGCATCGGCATTGCGAACCTGACGCTTCAGGTCCTCGATGTCGGCCATCGCATGGTCTTCAGGCTTCTTATCGACGACAGCGCCTTCGGCTGGGGCTTCGCTATGGGAGTCCGCATCGTCATCAACGACGATTGTGATCGGCTCTAATGTGTCGAGTTCATCCGGCATGATGGGATCCTAGTAGAACAGGTCGGGGCGGGGGACGATGGCGTGGACTTCGACGTCCTTCAGGATCTTGCAGCCGACGCGCTTGTTGTCCACCACGGCGTCCAGATCGCTGCCGTCGCCATAGTTATAAGAAATCCAGTCGCCGACCTGGATATCTTGCCCACAAAAGTCGTTGGCATGGTCGCTCTTAAAGGCCAGGGGACCCTTGGCGATGACCAGACCGACCTTACCCTGGAAGGTATCTTCGCGCTGGGTCTGGTTGGCGGTGAAAATGGACCCGATCTTCTCGCGGACGTACTTGGCCACCAGGATACGGTTCCCGAAGACCTCGACATTCTGAATGTCAACCGGCAGGGCCGCGCGAATGCGTTCGGCTTCTTGCTCGGGAGTCGGCGGAGTCGGCATGATCAGCGTCTGAGCTGCTTCAGTCATTTGTTTTCCCCTCATGTATTTCGGTGGTGATATCGGAGATGTAATCAAGGACATCTCTCATCGCTTGGATGTATCCACAGCGATTGCGGTAATCCCCGAAGTCCGAAGCGACTCCGAAGGATAGGTGTTCTGAGCGTTCTGTGATTTGAGCCTCGATTTTCGAGACCAGCGCATCTAATGCGTCGAACGACATCTCAATCATGGTCGTTCACAGTAGCCACAAGCGCTGGGCTGAAAATGTCGGCCCGGCGTGGGCCGTGGAAGATCATCTATTCGTTTTTCCCCTGACGACGGGTGGGTTCGTCGGCCATATTGTCATGGCGCTCGAACTTTTTGAGGTTGCCGAAATAATCGGAATCAGCCTCGACGTTGTCCAGTCCATCGGCGCAACGGCGACGGAAGGTAACACCCTCCGTCGCTTCGTCGTCAATGACTTCCAGGTGTACCCGGATTGTCATTTGTCCACCCCTCCACGGGCCAGAGTTGAGCGATGTTCGGTGTTGACGGCGACGGGCTCTTCTTCTCCCAGAGTCTTGCGGCCGTAGGTCTTGGCTTTATCCAAACGGCCCAGGCCGGAACGGCCACCGGCGGGAGCGTTCTCATATGTCGAGAGGCGGCCGCCATCCTTACGTCCGGGAGGACCCATCGGAGGTCCGCCAGCGCCCGGAGGCGGCCCCATCTGGGGAGCTGGCGGGGGTCCGCCGACTCCGGGAGGGCCACCAGCGGGGCCACCGGCAGGAACGGGAACGGGGACGGGCTGCTTTTCGCCGCCACCGGCAACGATGACGTTGACGTTCGTGCCCTTGCCTTTCTTGGTCGATCCACCGGAGGCGCGATCCAGACGGGGGCGATCGCTCTCGCCTTCGACATGGCCGCCGCGCTTCAAAGCGATCTTCGACGGTTTGGTATGGGGATGGTCTTGGCGTTCATGCTCGCGAATGGCCTTCTTGATATCGCCATCGACGATATGCTTGACGCCACCTTCGGTCAAACGACCCAATTTTTCATCGTGATTTCGTTTCGCTTCGTTCTTCATCGAAGCATGGGACTCGTGCGACATCTAAGACTCCTGTCGGAATTTTAAGTATCGTCACTACCCAAGAGCTTCTTAGGTATGAGATTTTGGCCGAAGCAATTCTGAGCACCAGACGCTCCACGCAGTAGACGGCATATTGGCATAAGGAGTCAGACTCCGCAACCCGTCTTTATGCGGACTTCCTGAAGGCTACGAACTGCCCAGCAGACGGGATGCCACGCACATTGCTGGCCGCGCTCAAGAGCGAAATGACAAACGCATTCCCACCGACGCAAGTCACCGGCCCAATGGTCGGCGATCCAGTTCCGCCGGTCCCGGTTTCCCCTGCGCCACCAGCCGTCACTGCATTGACGTTGGCCGCGCCAGATCCAGATGTGACCGTTCCGCCAGACGAGGACGACGTGACAGCCCCGACATTCGGACTCCCTCCTCCTACAACGGCGACGACTCCGGAGCTTGATGCGACAACAGCCGCGATCTGGTCGGCCCCTGACCCATAGAAGAGCGATACCTTGCCGACACCGGCAGACGTAACGGCCCCGACAGTGCGCGACCCAGACCCCGAGACGCCATCGGCAGACGTTGATGCGCAAATGACAGGCCCGATTTGGATATTGGCCGCGCCAAAGAAGTCGGCGGTAAGGCCAAACCCGGCACCGTATTGGCCGGTGATGATGACCGCACCTGATCCGGCAACTCCGACTCCAGCGACTGAGGACGCAATAACTGGGTCAACAACGGGAGACCCGGATCCCTGAACGAAATACGTCCCGCCGGTGCCCACGCAAATAACCGGGCCAATTGTAACAGCGCCGAACCCGGAGATCGGGACGGAACCAAACCCAGAACAGACAACAGCGGCAATCTGATCCGCCCCTGACCCGATGAAGTCAACAACGCCACCACTCCCACCAGCAACAACTTGCTGGGCTGCCGGAGCGCCGAACCCGGCGACTCCAACTGCCTCAACGCCATACGCGGTGACAGGGCCAACAACGGGTGATCCAGATCCAGCAACGCCGGCTCCGGCCACGCTTGACGCTGTGACAGCCGAAATCAGCGGGGATCCATACCCGGTGAAATCAACAACATTCCCAGAAGATGCAGCAAGAACAGGCGGGATCGTCGGAGCACCAGCTCCGACGACAGACACAACCCCGTCAATATTGTTCCTGTATATAAGTAGCACTGTTTTTCTCCAGCGCTATCGGCAAATACTAGACGGGGACTTCTTCCCAGAAAAGACGGCCGGTGTAGTTGAACGACGTGCCGTTGCCGGTGTTATACAGCGCCAAGACACCGCCGGGGGGGACGATCAACTGGCCGTCGAAGTTTTGCACACCGCCGATGCTGGGGGTGATGGCGGTATTACCGATGGTGCCGTAAGTCACCGAACCGGCGTTCGACAAGTCGGCCGCTTCCAGGGCGGTCAGGATGTTACCAAGACCAGTCAGGGCGGTAGCACCAGCGAAGGCTTTCATCACCGAGCCGGACTGAGCCAGAGTCTTCGAGTTGAAGGGGGTCAGGCCGGTGGTGATCGCACCTTGGGCGGTGCCGACATACCAGATGAACGAGCCAGTGGCGGTCGGGGTGGTGACGGTATTGTACCATGCCTGCAACTGGGCTTGCTGGAGCACGGCGTTGAAACCGGACGTGGAGGGATTCCACAAGCCCAGCATCGGAGTCGCGGCGGCAGCAGTGGCCAGGGTGGCAGAGCCGCCGTTGGTGGTGCCATGGTTGGCGGTCAGGGTCACGGCAGCCGTGGTGCCGATCCGGAAACCGGTTTGGCGGTACGCCTGTTCATAGAAGCGACCGTGTAGTTCCGAGACGACCAGATCGCCCATATTACTCAGGCGCAAGTTGGGTGACGTTCCGGGGGTCAGCGACGCAGTGGTGGCGATAGGGCCAACCTGTGCAGCGATAAGCATCGATATTCTCCATCATCACAATGGAAAACAGCCCGGCGCGGCACTGTCACCAAAAGAATTTTTTCGACATCAGCGAGAGTCGAATCACAGAATTTTGCAAAACCTACCATAATAGGGTGTCAGCACGCCATAGTTCTTATTCCGCTACCAAGTGATCGAGATGACGGTGGCCGAATCTGTTGCCGACCGCACAGCCTCTTTCTTGGCCTGCAAATTGCCGAATGCGGTCAGTGCGCTGACCCCGATGGCTTGGGCCAATAGCTGCATGTCGGCATAAGTGAACGGGATCTGGCTGTTGTCAGCGGCCACCCAGAAGAAGCCATTGGGAACCGCGCCTGTGTGCTGGAACGCCAGCAACATCTTGGACAGGTTGGCGACAGCGGCATCATCGGCTTGGAACGTCTCGCTAACGCCGCCTTGGGTGGTGTAGCTCACCGGCTGCTGAATGGCCGTGGCATAGGCTGCGGCGAGGTCTGCCAGCTTGGCGGTCTGAATGCTGGCAACGCCCGTGATGGGATCTGGTGCGAATGCCACCGGCAACAAGTCCCCATAAGCCTGCGTGACCACCCCGTCTGACTGCGACAGCGTGTAAGGCTGCGTGTAATAGCGAGGGTCGAGGGACTGCTGACCAGTGACCACGACAGGATATTCCACCCCGTTGTGGCCGTCAGGATTAGGCGCTCCCCACAGGGAGATGCTGCCGTCAGCGTTGATGGTTGCGACTGTCATTAGACTATGCTCGCAAAGGGGAGTGTTGGCGGCGCGAAATTGGCGACATACTTAGCGTACTGACGAAATTCAATCCCTGCCAAAGACCCGTTCAGCGTTTCACCCATAGTTGACCCTGTGTACCGACCGCCAATCACCATCCCCGCCGAAGTTCCGCCCGGAGTTGCTGTGTACGCTTGCGAGGTGACGCACACCCCGTTCATAAAAAATCTTAAAACGCCGCTTTTTCTCACAGCGGCAACATGTTGCCACACGCCTGCGGTGAACAGCCCCGCACCGCCAACTAGTTCGTTCGTGCCATCATAAAAGTCAAATTCTCCGCCGCTGGATGGCGAAAACCCGAAAAACCATGCAAAATTCCCGCTAAGACCCGCCGACAGAAAGCGATTATAAACAGCTATTGACGCAGGGTTGAGCCAACATGCTACCGTGAAGTCTCCTAATAGCGACGTAGCGTACTGCGGGGTGTTGATGGTTGCATACGCCCCTGACCCCGTTCCTTGCCAACAGTAAGCGTCCTGTTTGGAATTGATGTTGGTAGTGGTTAGCCCGACGTTTGTTACTGTCGCGGCGTTGCTCGACAGGTCAACGCCAGTGTTGTTAGCTGTTGCTCTCGGCATACAACAATTCTGATAGTACAGCGGGTCTACAACATTGGCAATCTGCGCCGTTGTCGCAGCGCCAGTGACCACGCCCTGCTGGGCGGGGACGTACTCGCTACCGGTCAATGTCAATGCGGGCAACTGTGATATAGCAGGCATTTATGCCACCAATGCAAATGGGGTAGCGGGAGGGGAGAAATTCGATGTGTATTGGGCAAATTTGCTGATGCGGCATCCTGTCAGCGTCAGCGGATTTCTAGCGTAGAGTTGGGCGGCTGAAGGCATTATTGTTGCAACAACTGAGGATCGTTGAGGAAGGCGATTTCGTCATCAGCCTGCGGCGGGACGAAGGTCGTCGTCACCATGCTCTGCGACAGTGTCGCAGGTAGCTCACCCAGCAGGTACGAGATGCGCTTCAACTGCATCAGGATCTTGGTCTGGATGTCGATCAGCGGCTCGTTGGCCTGCGACCCATAGTCTTGCCGCACCGACAGCACCCCAGAACCAGTGGTGTCAGTAGCGATCAGCGGGCGACCGGAGGTGTCAGTCAGCAGGCGACGGGTATAAGTGCCATCCCAGCCGCCGATGTTCACGGGGTTGGTCGTCGGAGCCACGCCTTGGGCCACGTTTCCACCAACAGCCAACACGCCAGCCAAGCCGCCTGTGACGACAGCGGTGCCGCCCAATTGGGAGACGTTGCTTGGCAGCGGAGTCGAATAGCCTGGGTTCCAGGGCTGCGACCGCAAATAGGCCACTCCGGCCCCAGCCGTCGTGACCGTGATGCGGATGTACCGGGCCAAGCAGGGGAAGTTGAACGATGCGCCCGCCGTGACCGCCGTGACATACGCTGCCGCGATCACTTTGTTCGTCCCAGACAAAGCAAACCACGTCGCGCCGTCATCCGAACACGTCACGTTCCCTGCCAGCGTGCTAGTCTGAATGCTGATGCTCTGGTAGCCCGTGGTGTCGATGACAAGGTTGGCGTTCACAACGCCGGACAGCGGGATCGGCGCGGGGGCATCGGATGCGATTGCCGCGCCAGTCGCATCGACCTTGGGCGGATTGACGACCTTGACGTTGAAGTTCAGGCCAGACTGGTCATTCATCACCAGTTCGAGGAGGTTCTGCCCGGCGAAGTCGCCCGTCGGATCGCCAGTAATGGCAACAAAGTTCGGGGAGTCCGACGATTGAGCCGTGACTTCAACAACCGGAAGTGGGTTGGCTGACGTTGCAAGCTGCTCGCCACCGGCACCAGACGTCCCGCCGAAGTCGAGTCCAACGACCTGGGTCTTCGCTGTCGTGCGGTCGATGTCACGAATGACATCACCGCCGCTACCGACGTTAATGACTGTGTTATCTGCCATGGCTTACGCCCCCGGAGCTGTGAACGTCAACGAGGTGATCTGGACGGGGCCGCCGATGACGATCGCGGTTGTGTTCAACTGGATGTCTCCGCCGCTGCCGGTCGAGGTAACGGTGCCCTGAACATAATAGGCGTTCTGGGCATTGTTCGAGCAACGGAAGAACGACGCCGTCCCGGGTGCAGCCGCATTGATCTGCGTGATCGCGTTGAATGTCAGGACGCCGCCAGACGCCACACCGGCCACCGCCGACAGGGGGAGCGCGGCCAGGACTGTCGTGCCAGACAAGGACGCTGCCACCGAAGCGGGCGGAGTCCCGGCATAAATGATCAGGTATCCACTCGTGCCGATCGAGGTGATGATGTCCTGCATATTGTTGGTGCGTGTGGTGACGTCGAATTGGAGTGCCATGGTCTACTTCTTTCGTGCTGGGGCATTGTGTTGCTGGGAATACTGGAGGGCCGACAAGTAGCTGTTGATCCCCAGGTTCTGTGGGTCGATGCCGTACTGGTTCTGGAAGAAGTTCATCCAGGCGGTCGGGTGATCGGGCTGTTTCAGCATGGTCCCATCCGGGGCGGAGTCGGGATAGTGATAGAGCCCATCATATTTGTTCAGAGTCGGATTAATCCCGAGCTGGTGGGCCATGCGAATATTATAGTCGCCATTCGGGTCAGTGACTTCGTTCAGCAATTCCTCTTGCGTGAGGTCTGCGTTCGCCGGGTCCTGCTTCAGTTTTTTGTGCAGAGTCTTAAAGTATTTGCTGTTGGCCATGTCCTGCTGGAACTTCTTTTCGCCGTCCTCGCCAAGATCCGGAGACTCCGTCCTCGGCCCACTCGCAAAGGCGTGATAATTTTGCGCCCATTCCGGAAGCTCTTGAGGCTGCGGGGCGGCCACCTTGTCAGGAGGAGCATCGTTCGGGTCAACCTCACCGCCATCTGCAAAGTGTCCCGGCTGCGCGGCCTGAGCCTTGACCATGTTGTCGTTGCTCTTGGCCTGGGCTTCGGCCTGGATCTTCATGCGGGCGGTGTGCTCTTTCTCCAGGGCAACTCTCTCGCGTGAGGCGCGGTCGGCGGCGCGGTCGGCCGACTCTGTCTGATCGGCATGGAGTCGAACCTGATCGTCGCGCACCTTGGCCTGGGCCTCCGTCTGAGCATCTGCGGCCCGGACCTTCATCTCTTGGGCCTTCATCTGGGCTTCCATCTGGAGCTCGATCAACTTCGGATCCGGGGGCGGTGCGGGGGGCGCTTCTTGTTGGCTGAACAGGGCCTGGGGATTGGGGACCCCGATCATGCGATAGATCCGGGTATCGACAGCCTTGGCGTCATACATTTGGGGATTGGCAGCCTGGAGCTGCTTGATCGCCACGGCCTTCATAATCCGGTGCATATGGCTGGGCGTGTTCGGGTCGGCCATGGGGACTAGGTCGTAATCATTCAGGGCCTGGATGAATTCCGCGACTTCCCATTGCTTGACAGGACGGCGATCGTGACGCCAGAAAGCCTCCGGATCTTCGCGGAAGCATTCCTTGAGGAGCTGGAATTCCTCGGCCTGGGCCGCATGAAGATTGACGTGGACGGCGGCCAAGACTTTGGTGGCCTGTTCGATCATGGCCAGAGTCGTGCCGACGGGGGCATCTTGTTTTGTCTCGGCGACCTGGAGCTCTGCCGTGCCGCCGAGGCGCTGACCGGCTTCCTCGATCCCCTTGGCCAATTGCATCAGCCCAGCAGAGACGTCCTTATAGGGGAGGGGCATCACCACGTTCTGGATCGGCTGGCCGCCGGTCTGAACCTTTGCGCCACCTCCGGGCGGGACCTGGAAATTGTTAGTGGTCTGGCGGCCAGAATTTTCCGAATATAGGAACCCTGGGAAATTTGAGAACATCCCGGCATCCAGCATCAAGCGCCATGCGCCGGTCAGGGCCTTGTCGGTATTCCCCAGAATCTGCAAGAGCCCGGTGTCGTAAAAGCCCATCGTCATCACGAACGGGAATTTGACGAAGACCTGTTTTTGGCGGCACATCTCATCGTCAGGCTTCCAGTTCCGGCGCACGTCCAAGACTTGGCGGGAATCTTTCTCGATGCTGACTCTGTAAGGGAGCTGGAGTCCAGATATTTGGCCCTCGACCTTGTGTTCATAACCGGGGATGTCGAGCTCGCAATAGCATTCGTAAACAGTGTACTCGTTGTCTTCCGGGCGGTTGTTGCGTGCCGCAAATCCCTTGACCTCGGCAATCTTATCATCGACCACGTTGATGTTCTCGGTGGGGTCGGTCAGGTCAGACACCTTGCGATAAGCCCCGGCGATTTGCATCCGAACCAGAGTCGAGCGGCGCATCTTAATGACGTGGGTTACGCGCCCGGCATCGTTGATATCGTTCGCGCTGTTGTTGACGATCAGATCCTGGGCATCGACTGACCGCGACAGCGGCATCCGGCGGATCGGGTCATTGTAAACCTTCTTGAATCCACACCCACCAAAGCCAACCCAGAACAGCATCCGCACAGAGTCGGAGCGGTAGCCCTTGTCGATATTGGTGAGGTAATGGTTGAACCCACGCTCAAGCGCCTCGGCCAAGTCGTTCTTGTTCAGACCGGACGGGTCTGGGATGTCGCTGTTGGGCGGAACAGGCATCTGGTCATTGCGGACCTTGACCGGCCCTTCCGTCGGGTAAAGTTCGGCAGAGGCATTGGCCTGAAACCGGATAACCGCCTCCGCAAGCAACGGGTGGCGAACGGATGACATGCCGTCGGTCGGTGATCCCGTCGCCGTCGCACTGCGCTCTTCATCAACCTTGAAGCCAAGCATCTCGATGCCTTTGGCTC